CCAACCTCCCGGATCAACCTTTCTTGAAGCTAACACGGCGAAAATATTCACTTTCGACGGATCAGAATGGCGTCACACCGATTCGGGCAGGGACATTCTCGGCAGCAAACAACTCGCTGCAATCATTGAAGCCGGCGTCGGTGGAACGGCAAGCGCGTCATATGATGACGACACCAGCGCAGCGAAAATCGAACTGCTTGCGGCCGATGATGGGGACAGGGCGGTGCTTGTCATCGTCACCTGCACGGAAACCCTGGCAGGCGAAGAAGATTTGCCGACCTTCCAAATCGGCGAAGAGGATGGCGATGCTGATAAATTCTTTGCCTTGGGCCACGGTGAAACCATTGACAGCGCAAGCGAGGGCGACGTTTTTGTAGCGGCCGGCACCCTTACCGGCGGTAAGGCCATGCAAATAACCGTAGTTGGAAACGATGGAACGGCCGGAGCGGTTGACATTATTGCAATCGCTCTGCCTGTAGCGCAAAATGGCGGTGATTAAATGCCTATCAAAGTCTGTCACCTTTGACGAAGTAAAACTCCAGGTGAAGCTCGACGTAGAGAGACTTGATAGGCGGAAGTCCAAAACTTCAGGGGCCAAATCGAAGAGGAGCCGGAAGCCGAAGGGGGTGTAATTCGTGCCGCCGACCGAGCTGACCACGCTCAACGCTTTGAAAGAGCAGCTGGGTATTGACCTGGCGGACTATACCCATGACAACATGCTCAACCGCATAATCTGGGCCGTTAGCGCCGCAATGGAATCGTACTGCAACCGCAGCTTTGCTCTGGCGGAGCGCGAGGAAGTTATCCGGCCTTCGTACACTGATACACTCCTGCTGTCTGCATATCCGGTGCTTTCCGTCACCAGCCTGACATATGGAGACGATCTGCTGGCCGAAGGCAGCTACCGCCTGGAGGCCGAGCGCGGCGCGCTGATTCTTCTGGACGGAGAGTGGCGCGACGAAGTCACGGTGGTGTATTCGGCCGGCTACGTGCTGCCCGGCGGGGAGAACATCCAGGCGAAGCCCCCGATCACGCGCAACCTGCCATATGATCTCGAAGATGCCTGCCTGCTCTGGTGCACCATGAAATACAATACCGACTCCCGGACCGGAATTAAAAGCGAGGGAGTGGACGGCTTGCGGGTGAGCTATGACGACCTGATCGCAGCCGGCGGTATTCCCGCCGCGGTTCGGGCGCTGATCGATCCGTACCGCCGTCTGCTGGCGTAATGGCGGCGCGGCGAGTTGCCGGGCGGGAATATCCGACACGGGACCTGGACCTGTTCAGCCGGGACCTGCAGCAGCTGATCAGGGAGATGCCCGGCGAGATAGGCGCGGTCGTGGCTGAGGCTACCGGCGAAATGGAGCAGGCGGTGCGCCGGAAATACGGAGAGGTAACCACGCAGCGAACCGGCAACCTGCTGGCCGGTATTGCGGCCGATGTGCGGCAGACGGCCGCGACGCGGCACGTGGGGATGGTCAAAAATACAGCCCCGCACACAACAATCGTGGAATACGGCACCGCCCCCCGGGCGCATAAGAGCGGCAAGAGCACGGGGGTGATGCCGGAGCTCGCTCCGCTTAGGAAAGCGTTCGACGAGAACGAGCGCCGGATCGCCTCTCGGGCATCCGAAAAAATCCTGGCGCTACTGGAGCAGCGGATAATAGGGCGGTGAAGCGGACATGCCCCTGGACTTTAAGCAGTTTTTAAGGCGTTACGAGACAGTCGTGGCTATCATTAGCAATCCCGACGGAACCTGGGGCGAGGATGGCAAGTTCGCGCCCGGTGAAGAAAAAACCGAAATAGTGCGCGGTGCGATCCTGCCCCTCTCCGGCGACGAGTTACAGCAGGCCGAGGGCGGCGCCTACACCGCCAACGACCGTAAGCTGTATATCCACCGCCGCCTAGTCCAGGGCCAGGAGGTAGAGGCGCGCGGTGTGCGCTACCTGGTGCGCGCCGAGAAGGACTACTCGGCATACGCCTCGGGCTTGCGGGTGTATATCCTGGCGCGGAAGGGTGAGGCCGGTGCTTGATTTCGCCGCCGTCCGGAATAACATCCAAGCCGGCCTGCAGGCGTACTTGCGGGAGGCTTACGACGGCATTTTGGTGGTATTCGTCAACCCGGAGGCGCCGGAACCGCCGCAGCCGTACATCACCATGAACTTCACATCGCTCTACATTCCAGAACCGGGGCGGGCGCCGGAATTTGAAGAGATCGTGCCGTACGACCCGTCGAGGTGGGGACACGACCCGCCGAAGGACTTTGAATCTGACGTGCGAATCACCCGGCGCTCAAATGACGAAATGGTCTGCTCATTCACCGTTCATGCCGCAGATCGGGATCAATCCCATGCCATCGGCCTGGCCGCGATTCGCTGGTTTGAGGTGGACGGCTACGGTTGGCTCAAAAACCGGGGAATTATTCCGGCCGAAATAATGGCGCTTACCAGCCGGGACGCTTACCTGATAGACGCCTGGCAGCGCCGCGTTGGCTTCGATGTGCGCTTCCGGGTAACAAGCAGTATTGCGCGGTACTCGGATACTATTGAGACCGCGGATATCCAGCGAAAGGAGTGAATTTGCAGTGGTCCATGATCCTAATTCCGACGTGACTATTGTTATTACCAGGATGACCCAGCCGCTGACCCAGTTCGGTTTCGGGCTGCCGCTGCTTTTCGGTACCGGCGTCGATGTGCCGTACACCCTGTGCGCCGATATCGCTGCGGTGGAGGAGGCCGGCTTCGCCGTGGGCACCGACGTCTACAAGATGGCCCAGGCGATCTTCGCGCAGAGCCCCCGGCCCGAGCGCGTAGCGATATTCGGGGTTGACCTGGAGGCAGAGGGTGACGAAGCATCTGTCACTATCGAAAACGCCGCCGGCACGGCATCGCTCACCATCACCCCCGATTCCGAGGGCGCGTTGGCCAAATCGAAAGGCAACGGGGTAAAGGTGGTATTTGTCGATTCCGGTGGGGGCGGGCTGAGCGCGTCCTATACCGGCGGCACGCTGACCATCGATGTAGGCGACGCTACCCCAACTTTTGCCAGTATTGCTGCGGAGATCGACGGGACGACAGGGTTCGCCGATACCGTCGTAACCGGCGGGGAGGTGGAGTTCACCAAGGACGATCTCGCCGTGACCGGCACCCTCGAGGGCGGTTACGACGACCTGGCCGGCGGCATGGTGGTGGCACTCAACCGGCTTATGCGTTCTCGCAGCGACTGGTATTTCCTCTTAACCGACCAGGGCGGGCCGGATGAGATTAAGGCGGTCAGCGCCTGGGTGGCCGCAAATCAGCGGCTGTATTTCGTCCGCCCGAATCTCTCCGTGGCCAACACGGTGATCCTGGCCGGCCAGTTGGCCAGCGAGCGCACCGCAATCATGTGGCACGACGATCCAGACCTGCATCCGGAGGCGGCTTGGGTGGGCAAGTGCGCGCCGTACCTGCCCGGGCAGATCACCTGGAAGTTCAAGACTCTGACCGGGATTGCCGCGGCGGAGGTAAGCAGCACGCAACTCGCCGATCTGCATGCGGCAAACTGCAATACCTACTTGAGCAAGTACGGGGTGCTGCAGACTTCCGAAGGGATGACCACCGGGAACGAGTTTATTGATGTGATTCGCAGCCAAGACTTCGTCGAGGCGCGTCTGGCGGAAGGGATCAGCCGGCTGCTGTTCCTCTCGCCTAAGGTCCCCTACGATTCCCGGGGCATCGCTCTGGTGGTGGCCGAGGTGGAGGCAGTCATGCAGTTGGCTGTGCGCCAGGGCATTATCGCCGTGGATGACGACGGCAACGGCGAATATACGGTCACCGCACCGGAAATTCTGGACATTCCGGTTAACGACCGGGCGAACCGTCACCTACCGGATGTGTATTTCGACTTCCGCCTGGCGGGGGCCATCCATACGGTCCGCGTCCAGGGCGTAATCCGGGTATAAGGAGGGATTAAAGCATAATGAGCGATTCCGTGACCTACGATCCCCGTGATGTTAATGTTGTCGTGGGCAACGCCTTTCTGACCGGTTTCGCCGAGGGCACGTTTGTTTCGTGTGAAAAAAACGAGGATCATTACACTCCCCACGTCGGCGCGCAGGGAGAAGTTGACCGGGCGCGCAACGCAAACTCGCTTGGGATGATCACCGTCACGCTGAAACACACCAGCCCCTCAAACGCGCACCTAAATAACCTGGCCAAGAGTCTGGAGATGTTCCCGGCCCGGGTGGTGGACCGCAATACGCCGCAAACCATGGTCGGGGGCTCGCAGTGCTGGATCGTCAAACCGGCGAATCTGGAGCGCGGCCGAGAGATCACCGGCCAGGAGTGGCAGATCATGTGCGCTGATTATGATGTCAGCATCAAGGAATAAAAAAGGCAGGGGCAAAAAAAGGAGGGTATTTATCGTGGCCATCGGCTCCAAAAAGGTGACCGTAGGCGACACTGAATACACGCTGCAAAAAATACCGGCCCGGGAGTGGGTCCGGCTCCGGCAAAGATGCACCAAAAACGGCAATTTAAACGAAGAGAAGTTTATCGACGAAATCCTTGAGCATATCGTGGTAGATCCGAAAAAGCGCTTGGACGATTTCGAGGATTACTCCGAACTGGAGGAGGTCGTGGCCGAAGCCGTCAACTTTCAACACGGGCGGCCGATTCTTTGAACGCGAAGAGGCATACGCGCAATACCTGGCCGCCGCCCGGGACAACTGGCCCCTGTGGCGGCTCATTTTTTCCGACGGCGGCATCGTGCTCCATATCGATCAGATGAGTTGGGGCGACGTGCTCGAAGCCAACGCGGCCTTGGATATTGCTATCGCGGAAGCCCGGAAGAAGGTGAAATAAATGTCCCGCATAAGACGCTTGAGCGTCACCATTGAAACCAATACCGCGAACGCGGTTCGCCGGCTCAAGGATCTGGACAGCAAGGTAAACAAGCTGTCGAACAGCTTCAGCAATGTGCTGAAAAGCGCAGAGAAGTTCGGCAAGTGGGGCATGCTCCGGATCACCGCGCCGCTCATGGCTATGGGCGGGTTGATGATTAATACCGCTTCCTGGGCCGAGGAAATGGGCGCGAAGTTTAACGTCGTTTTTAAGGACATGGCGGCCGCAAGTGAGCAGTGGGCGGCGAATATGGCCGGGGCCATCGGACGGTCGAAGTACGACCTGATGAGCTACTTAGCCGAAATGCAGAACCTGCTCGTCGGCATGGGCATGGCCCGGGAGGAGGCGGCGCTATTCTCCCGGGAGATCGTCGAAATGGGAATCGACATCGCATCGTTTGAGAATATGGCCGATACCGACGCCTTGCACAATATGCAATCGGCGCTCACCGGGATCCATACCGCCGCACGGAGCCTGGGGGCCGTCTTAAACGAAAACACCCTGGCCCTGGCCATGCAGGAGATGGGCCTCCAGGGGACGTTCCAGCAGCTGGACGAGAACCGAAAAACACAGGTGCGGTTCCGGGCTATCGTCATGCAATCGCAGGACGCTATCGGCAACGCGGCGCGGGAAACGGACACCTTCGCGGGTCGGTTGAAATCATTGAAGGGGGCTTTCAAGGATCTGTCGGTCGACCTGGGAAACGAATTATTGCCGCGCGCTACCAAGGTTTTAGAATGGATCCAAAAAGGCGTCGACCGGTTTCGCGAGCTTAATCCCGAGACACAGCAGGCGGTGCTTGCCTTCGCCGGCATCGCCGCAGCCTTGCCGTTTGTTGCCTGGTATTTCTCCATGGTCGGCAGGGCAATAAAACCGCTTATTGCGGCTTTTAAATTCCTGTTTTCGCTGACCGGTGCGCTAACCGCCCTGTGGGCTGGAGGTATGGCCTTCCACGGGCTAATCATTGAAGACTGGATTTCATTCTTCAAGGGCGGCAAGGATACCAAAACCGGCCGAGAGCTGCAAAAGGCACGGGAACTGTTTGGTAAGATTCAAAACATGTCGCTTTTCCAGGGCCTCGGGGAAGGCCTGGGGGCCAATTATGGCCTTTCGCTGGGAGCAGGGGCGGGCGCGGGCGCCCCCGCCCTGGCCGGCGCCGGCGGCGGGGGCATTTATACCGGCGCAAAACCGGACTATACCCTGGCCCCGCACATTGAGATCAAC